ATATATGATATAAGTGGTCTTTTCATGGTTTGCCTCCTTTCTTTCTCGGGTAGCGCATGACATGACGAACGCCAGATCTTAACGGGTCTGGCGTTTGCCGTTTATGGAGGGACGATATGAAAGAATTTGCAAGGGCATTCTATTCTTCCGATGCCTGGAAGAATTGCCGGGATGCGTACCGGAGGAAGGCGCGGGGGCTGTGTGAGATCTGCCTGGCAGCTGGTCGATATACTCCGGGTGAGATCGTGCATCATAAGAAGCACCTGACGCCTTACAACATTGATGATCCAAAGATCACACTGAGCTTTGACAATCTTCAATTGGTTTGCCGCGAATGCCACGCAGCTATCCACACAGCGAAGCAATCGCGGTACATTGTGGACGAATTTGGACATGTGACCGGCATCCGGTAGCCCCCCCGGTCCGCGATTCTTGTGACCGTGGGCCCACCGGTGCGATGGGGTAGAATTTTCGATTTTGCGAGAGAGACGCCAAAATCGACTATATTTTTGGGGAGATTCGAAGACTTTGGCCGACATCAATTATATTTACGCCTATTATCAGCAGATCAAAAACGGATCTGTCACTGTCGGCCGCTGGATCCGTCTCGTTTATGAGTATTTAGTAAGGGAGCTATCCGAAAAAAACTTTTATTTCAATCAGCGCAAGGCGAACGCGGCTATTTCATGGATGGAAAACCATTGTTTCCATGTCAAAGGTCCTCTCGCTCCGGAAGTCCAAAAGTTAGAGCTCTGGGAAAAAGCGATGCTCTCCGCGATTTACGGGATTGTCGATGATCATGACAGACGTTGGTTCCATGAATTGGTCCTTGTCGTGGCCAGAAAAAACGGCAAGTCGGCAATTGCTTCCAATATCGGCAACTATGCTTTTCGCGTGGAAGGCGGTTATGGTACAGACGTTTTTTGCCTGGCTCCCAAGCTGGAACAGGCTGACATAGTATATGACACCATATACCAGATGATCATCCTTGACCCGGAGTGGAAAGAAGAGGAGGAGCTCCTCAAGGTTAAAGATGAACATAATCGCCGGGTATATGATGGGGCCATGCACGCCAGGAAGACGATCAACTCCATTTCGATCCCAGGGACGAACTCCAAGGTCAAAAAGATCGCTTTTAACTCCAAAAAATCTGATGGTTTTAATCCTTCGATTTGCATCTGTGACGAGGTAGCCAGCTGGGAAGGTGATCGCGGTCTTAAACAATATGAAGTCATGAAGTCCGCCATGGGCGCAAGGCCGGAGGGACTGATGGCCAGCTTCACGACATCCGGCTATATCAACGATTCCATTTATGACGAGTTGACGAAAAGATCAACTCGTTTTTTGTTGGGTGATTCCAAGGAGAGAAGGCTGCTGCCATTTTTGTACATGATCGATGATCTGGACAAGTGGAATGACATCAATGAGCTCAGGAAGGCAAACCCCAATCTCGGCGTATCTGTCCAGGTCGATTATCTGCTGGAAGAGATTGCCATCGCCGAAGGATCAGCGAGTAAAAAAGCCGAGTTTCTCACAAAGTACTGCTGCATCAAACAAAACAGCTCGCTGGCTTGGCTCTCGACGGCTGTGGTAGATAAAGCCTATGGCAAGCCATTGAAGCTGGAAGATTTCCGGGAGTGTTATGCCGTTGCCGGTGTTGACCTTTCTCAAACGCGAGACCTGACCGCCGCGGTGATCGTGATCGAGAAGGGTGGGGAGCTTTATGTTTTCGCGAAGTTTTGGCTTCCCCGGGAGCGGATCGACGAGGCCACGGAGCGGGATGGGCTCCCGTATAAGATTTATATCCAGCGCGGGATCCTGGAGCTCTCCGGTGACAATTATATAGATTATCACGACTGTTATAACTGGCTCGCCATGATGGTGAGCCAATATCATATATACCCGCTTAAAGTCGGATATGACAGATATAGCGCCACTTATCTGGTGCAAGATCTTAAAGCATTTGGGTTCGACTGTGATGATGTTTACCAGGGCGATAACTTATATCCGTGCATACTCGAGACCGCGGGGCTGATGGAAGACGGAAAGATCCACATCGGTGACAATGATCTTTTAAAAGCGCATCTCTTAAACAGCGCGATCAAGATGTCAGTTGAACGAGGCCGCGGAAAATTGGTTAAACTTAACTCCAAGGTCCATATTGATGGAACCGCGGCGATATTGGACGCGATAGCCGTCCGGCAGAAATGGGCGGGAGAAATTGGCCAGCAGCTGGCGAATACAAAAAGGTAATCGGGGGGATTATGGGATTCTTCGACAAAATCTTCGGTAAGGCACCGAAGCCGCGCGGACGTTATGAGGGATATTACAAGATGTTCAACGGCCGCGTCCCGCACTTTTCCAGATGGGGCGGGTCACTTTATGAGATGGAGCTGATCAGGGCGTCAATCAATGCCATTGCTGTGAATTGCAGCAAGCTGAAAATTGAGACGCGCGGATCCGCAAGGCCGGCCCTCCAGAGACTTCTCTCCCATGGACCGAATCAGTGGCAAACCTGGGGGCAATTCCTGAGCCGGCTGGCCACAATCCTTTATGTGAATAATACGGCCTTTATTGTTCCGGTCTATGACGAATACGGGGAGCCTTCCGGCGTTTTCCCTGTTCTCCCATCCAGGTGCGAGGTTGTCCAATATGCCGGGAAGCCGTATCTTAAATATAAATTTAGCAACGGGGAAGAGGCAGCCATCGAGCTGGAATATTGCGGGATCATGGTCCGAATGCAATATGAGAGCGATCTCTTCGGTGAAACAAACCGGGCGCTTGAGCCCACAATGGACATTATCCATATAAATAACCAGGGAATCCAGGAAGGCGTCAAAAACGGCGCCTCTTATCGTTTCATGGCCAAAATGACCAACTTCCTGAACACCGAAGACCTGAAAAATGAGCGAAAGAGATTTTCCCAGGAAAACTTTAGTTCTGAATCTGACGCCGGCGGAATGCTTCTTTTCCCGTCAACCTATTCCGATATCAGGCAGCTGGAAAATAAGCCTTTCGTGGTGAGCCCAGAGCAAAATTCGATAATCAAGGCGGAGGTCTTTGATTATTTCGGTGTCAATGAGGACGTTCTCCAAAATAAGACCTATGGAGATGCCTGGAATGCTTTCTACGAGGGTGTCATTGAGCCCTTCGCCATCCAGCTGTCCGATGTTCTCACCAAAATGTTTTTCACACTCCGGGAGCAGACGGCCGGCAATCAGATCATGGCAACGGCCAACCGGCTGCAATATATGTCTAACGCTGACAAACTGAGCTATTGCATCCAGCTAATGGACCGCGGGATGCTCTCGATCAATGAGGCGCGCGATATCTGGAACCTGATGCCGGTGGAAAACGGCGATCGCCGGATCATCAGAGGAGAATATTACGACGCCGATACAAAGTTAAAAGTGGAGGACGAACAAAATGAGTAAAGGAATCATCAACAAGCTCGCCGAGGACAGGCAATACAGAGACATCGATCCCGGTCAGATCGAGCACAGAATTGACCAGGATTCTGGCGAGAAGATCGTTGAGGGTTACGCTACTGTTTTTAACCAGCGCTATCCGCTATGGATCGAGCCTGGATTTGAGGTGTATGAGGAAATAGATCCCAATGCCTTTGACGAGACAGATATGAGTGATGTGATCATGCAATATGACCATGAGGGCCGGGTCTTTGCGAGGATGTCAAATAACACTCTTATCGTCCACCCGGATGACTTTGGTCTCCACATCACTGCGAGGCTTGACGGGACAGAACTGGGACGTCAGCTTTATGAGGAGATCGACGGCGGTTATACAAATAAAATGAGTTTCGGCTTCACAGTAGCTGAAGACGAGCGAGTCGAGAACATTGACAGAGAGACCGGAATGATCACGATCTTGAGAAGGATTAAAAAAATCAAAAAGTTATACGATGTGAGCGCCGTTTCGCTTCCAGCAAACGACGCCACTTCTATAAGTGCCCGCTCTTATGGCGAGGGAGTTATCGCCGAGATCCGCGAGGAGCTCGCGGAACGTGCAAAGCGTGAAAGGCAAAAACAAAAAATTAGAATCTTAACGGAGGTCAACAAAAAATGATCGATGTAAAAACTGCATCCATCGAAGAGCTGGAAGCCAGAAAGGCAGCCATCGCCATAGAGGTGGATTCTGAAGGTGCTGACCTGGACGCTCTGGAGAATGAGATCCGGGAGATCAATGCCGAAATGGAAACCAGAAAAGCCGACGAAGCCAAAAAGGCAGAGACCCGCGCAAAGGTCGCAGCGGGCGCCGGCGAAACCATCAAAACCTTTGCTAAGGAGGAGAGAAAAATGAACGAAAAAGAAACCCGCGCCCAGATGATGGACGCCCTGGCTGAGTATATCAAAGGAAACGCCACCGATGAACAGAGAGCCCTCCTGACCCAGGCAGCCACCGGCGGCACTGTCAAGGTCTCCAATATCGTCGATGACTTTATTTGGACCGATTGGGACAAGAGCCCTATCCTTTCCAGAATCCGCAAGGTCTATGTCCGTGGCCACTACTCCGTAGGCTATGAAGCCAGCGCCACCGGAGCCGTAAAGCACACCGAGGGAGATCTGACCGCACCCGCCGAGGAGGTCCTGACCCTGGGATATATCGATTTCATCGAACAGTACTATAAAAAGTGGATCACGGTGTCCGATTCCGTGCTTGCCCTTAAAGGCGAGGAATTCATGCGGTACCTGATGGATGAATTCGGCCATCAGCTGGCGATTGCTCTGGAGAATGCGGTCGTTGCTGAGATTGTCGCCTCCTCCCTGAGCGCGAAGGTCACCAACCCCATCGACAACACCGCCGCCATGGCCGGCTTTGCTGCCCTGTCTGACGAAGCCACCAACCCCGTGGTTATCATCTCCAAAGCCAACTATGCCGCGATTATGAACGCGCGCGCAACCACCGGCGCAAAGATCGAGGATCCTTTCAACGGCATGGAGGTCCTTTTCAACCGCACCGTTACCGGCATGCTGGTCGGCGATCTGGACAGCGTGGTCGCAAACTTCCCCGAAGGCGAAGATTTTAAATTCGTCGTTGATCATACCAGCATGGCAGAGCATGACATGGTTAAGATCGTCGGAAAGATCCTGGGCGATATCCATCTGGTTCGTCCCAACGGCTTCGCCGTGGTTACCCCTTCCAGCTCAGAAGGCTCCGGTGAGTGATGCTGGTCGATGTGATCAAGGACGCGACCCTTACCGTCAAGGCCGGGCAGACTGTCGAGGTAACTCCGGAACAGGCTGCCCTGGCCATCCGGCTTGGGTTTGCGGTCGAACATAAGGAAACAGCAAAAAAATCTGTGAAGAAATCAAAATAAAGGAAGGTGACGGATATGGCCGTGACGGTAACGAATGAGCTTGTAACACAGGCAAAGCGGGCGCGTCGGATTACCTCGAATTCGGAATTTATTGATGGCGAGGTCCGGAGACTGCTATCCGCTGCGTTCCAGGACCTTGGCGTTGCCGGAGCGCTTTATCCGGATGATAATGATCTTCTCCCGCTTTACAATCAGGCGGCGATCACCTATTTTCTTGCCAATTTTGGAAATCCCGAAAACTATGACAGACTAAAAAAGAGCTACGACGAGCAAAAAGCGCAGCTCTCAATGAGAACGGGATATACCAACTGGTTAGGAGCTGATCAGTCATGAGGGAAACCACGACGATCAAACTGATTTTTGAGGTTATGGAGCCGGACATCTACGGGATCCCGCAGATGGTCAGCGAGGAAAAAAATCAGGTATTTGCGGAGATCAGGAGCATCAGCGCCGCGGAGTTTTACAACGCCGGGCGGAATGGACTCAGGCCGGAATTCCGTGCCGATGTGTTTTTTGCCGATTATGATGGCCAGAAAATCGTCGAGCTGGAAAACGGGAAAAAATACGAGATCTATCGAACCTATTTCCGCGATGACGATATGGTTGAGCTCTATTGCCAGGAGCGAGGTGCGACCAATGGCTAACACGCCCATTGACAGGCTCGACGCGGCAATCAAGAAGATCCTGACAGAATATGAGGAAACCATCACGATGGATGTGGATGCTGCCACGAAAAAGGTCGCAAGAGCCGGCGCCAAGGCTGTCAGCGCAAGCGCCAGGGCAACATTCGGCGGCTCCGGCAAATATGCCAATGGTTGGACATCCCAAACCGAAAAGAAAAGATGGAGCTCCACGGGCGTTATTTATAACGCAGCCGCGCCGGGGCTTGCTCACCTTCTGGAAAACGGACACGCCAAAGTTGGCGGCGGCCGGGTGGAAGGTCGTCCTCATATCGCACCTGTGGAGGAGAAAATAAATAAAGAATACGAGGAGGCGGTGATTCGTGCGATTAACGGATATTGAGCCCATGGTTGCATCCATCGGCTTGCCTTATGCATATCATGCATTCGATAAGAACACGGCAAAAGCCCCGCCGTATATCGTATATCTTTCCCCCGGACGGGATGATTTTTTTGCTGATGATCAAAATTATCAGAAAATTCTCAATCTTCAGATTGAGTTGTACACAAAAACGAAATGCTATGATCTGGAGGAAAGGGTCGAGGCCGTCCTCCAGGAAAATGGTTTCGTCTACGATGTTACTGAGGACTACATCGACAGCGATGGCGTCTTCATGATTACTTATACAATGGAGGTATATATCAATGCCGGCTAACAAAGTAAAATTCGGCCTGAGTAATGTCCATGTTGTCGAAACAATCCTCGCTGATGATGGTTCTGCATCTTTCGGCGAAACGATCCTCAAGGTCCCCGGAGCTGTTGACCTGGTCATGGATCCGGCCAATGATGCCGAGCCTTTCCGCGCTGATGATATCGATTACTGGAACAACGGAGGCACTCCTGGATTCTCCGGCACGCTGGAGATGGCACTCTTCCCCGCATCGTTTAAAATCATGTGCCTGAGTTTTAAACGGGACGGAAAAGGCGTCCTATATGAGCCCTCTCCGAAGCCTGACAAGCATTTTGCCATTATGTTCCAGTTTAAAAACGATGCAAACCGCACCCGTCATATTATTCATAATGTGACTTTTGGCCGACTGAGCATCGCATCTCATACCACGGAGCGGCCGGAGGCGCCTATCACGGAATCCATTCCGATGCAAAGCTCTCCAATCTACGTCCCGGCGCTGGACGAGTGGATTGATCAGGCGGAAATGGATGAAGAAACGGATTCAACTGTTTACAACAACTTTTTCACCACGCCCTATATTCCGGCTCCGGCTGAATCGGAAACTCCGGAAACACCGGAAACCCCGGAAACCCACTGACACTCGCGAAAGGAAGGAAGTAAACCATGACCAAAGATATCACTATTGGAGACAAGACCATAAAGATGAAATCAACGGCAGCTCTTAGCTATCGTTATAAATCATGTTTTCATAAGGATGTATATACAGAGATCAAAAAGGTCTATGATTCGGATGATCCAGGAAAAAGGCTCCCGATGGAGCTGATCCAGGAGCTTGGCTATATCATGGCTCTCGCTGGCGAGAACCGAAGCAGCGAGGCAACAGAAGAAGGCTTTTTCGAATGGCTTGACGAATTTGAGCCGATGGACATGATGATTGCATCCGGAGATATAGCAAATCTATATTTTCATTCAAGAAAAAGCGGATCCGAGTCTAAAAAAAAGATAGGCCAATAGCGCGGGACTTTAACACCGCGCTTTTTTTACTGCGATGTGTACAGTTGGGGCTCCGGATCTCCGATCTTGATGAGCTTGATGAGGGTATGGTCTGGGATATGATCATCGAAGCGAAAAATGATGATTATGAATATCCATATGAAGCAACACAGGAAGATTTTGCCGCATTTTCGCGGCTTTGATAATTAGGAGTAAATTATGGCATCCGGACGAATTAAGGGCATAACCATCGAAATTGATGGAAATACCAAAAAGCTGAACGATTCCCTTAAATCGGTCGATTCTCAGCTGTCCAGCACAAAGTCGGCCTTGAGGGATGTCGAAAAACTTTTAAAACTGGATCCGGGCAATGTCGAGCTCCTTCGGCAGAAGCAAGAACTATTAAACACGGCCGTTGAAACGACAAAAGAAAGACTTGACCAGCTGAAGGGAGCTCTTGATTCCGATTTGACCCCGGATCAGATGGACGCCCTCCAGAGGGAAATCATTGCAACGGAGCAAAGCCTTGCCGATTACGAGGAGCAAGCCCGCGGGGCCGCTGGCGCCAATGACGGGCTGGCATCGTCCACAAATGACGCCAAGGATGCCGCCGCGGATGCCAATACTGGATGGAGCGAATCGAGGGCCGTCCTTGCGGATCTGGCAAAAGAAGGACTCGACAAGGCGGCGGAAGCTGCCAAGAAACTGGCCGAATATATCAGCGGAGCGGTAACAGAATCCTCCGCTTATGCGGATGATATTCTTACTCTGGCCACACAATTCGGGATCAGTACCGACGCCCTCCAGGAATTCCAATACATGGCCGGATTGACGGACACGGATCTGTCAACCATAACGGGATCCATGGCGAAGCTGACCAAAAGCCTCGGAGAAACGGCGAAGACCGGCGAGGCTTCTGATGCCTTTAAGCGCCTGGGCGTCAATTTGTATGAGGCAGATGGCCGGATGCGCTCGGCGAATGATGTTTTTCTGGACGTCATCGACCGGCTGGGGCACATGGAGGAAGGCGTTGAGCGTGATGCTCTGGCAATGGATCTATTCGGTAAGTCTGCCCAGGAACTCAATCCGCTGATAGCAACCGGAAAAGAAGGAATCGCGGCCTATGCTCAGGAAGCTCATGAAATGGGCGCCGTTCTTGATGGTGAGGCGCTCGGTGCTCTGGGCGAAATGGATGACGGATTTGTCAGATTAGAACAGGCGGGCGTCGCGCTGAAAAATACCATCGGCGTGGCATTGGCCCCGGCGATCACAGCCGTCACGAATGCAATCATCAGCTTGTCCCAATGGTTCCAGAATCTGGATCCTGATATGCAGAAGACTATCCTCACAATAACGGGGCTGGTCGCTGTTGTGGTGCCCGCCATCGCAATCGTGGTGAAGGTC